TAAAGAGGCACGGATTTACCTTGCGATTTCTACTCCTTAATGTCAACCATTACTGCGATGACTCAAGCACAGCTAAAAGCCGCCGCGCAAGCTGCGCGAGAATACCGCGCGCGACATCCGGCAAAGGCCAAACAAGCGAGCAAGGAATGGAAGGCGCGCAATCCCGACTGGTGGAAGGGCAGGAAGTATGTGCAGCTTTTGACGAGCGCGTTGGTGCGGGGGAATGCGGAGTCGAAGGTGTTCAGGGATGCGGGTATGCCGATCGGCGAATGGGTAAATCGGGCACCATGCTTTGATACGTTCGGAACTTACATTCTTCGGGATGGATACAAGTTGGAGCCGATCAAATCGTGGAAGGAATGCGACGGCGTGAATTCAATCTTTTTAGCGCCGGAGAATTTCAAGCTGGTGCAGAAATGAGAAGCGGCCCCGCATGACAACGGGGCCGCGTATCAACAAACCAATCTGCCACTAGGCACCCGCGAAAGCTTCTCAAAGTCCGCTCATTTGTCAAACGGTTTGAAGCGTTTGCCGATTGCGTAATGGAACGGGCAATACCACTTGCCGCAGCGTGCAGCTAACTTCGTCGGCAGTTCGTTGCACGTCACGATCTCGCCGTGCTTATCTTTTTGAAACCACTCGCACGATTTAATCTTGGCGCTCACGGCTTCACGAGCTGATGTTCCCACTGACCGTATTTGTCTCGCTTGGCAATTTGAAACACCCAGAATGGGAATATGCGCGCGGCAATCTTCATCTTGATCAAAGCGTCCTCACGCTGAAAACCTTTCACGTCGGTGAAGCCGAGCACTCCGTTTGCATCCAGGGACACGAAGTCAACTGTTAGCCTGCAGTCGTGCGCCAGCTTAAGCGTGATGTTCTGAATGCCGATCCACTCGAAGCCCAGCGCGCGCAGATAGGCAAGGTAAGCGCGCTCCAGTTTGTTCAGCTTTTCTTCGTCGGTCGAAACGCGGGATTCTTTTGCTATTGTTGTGGCATTCTTATCGGGGGAACGCCGGGCCAGAAAAGCGTGGTAGGTTGCGGTGTCCCAGTTAGGCATAAATTGGTTTTCCCTGACCGAACATTTTCGCGGCCTTCTCTGAGTGCTCCGCGCAATACGCGCCCTGGCCAATCATCACGACCGCTGGCGCTTTGCAGGTTTTAAGCGGATTAACTTTTAGCCAGTTGCAGAACTTTGGCTTGGCGCGTTTGTTGATCAATTCAAGCTGCTTCATTTGGGCCAACAATAGCAAACGCCCACATGATTTTCCTTGGGCAGCCATTCCATGCCGTGCGTCTCGGCCAGCGCTCTGCATGCGTCATAGAGCGCGGCATCGTGACATTCGATGGCCATGTTCGTTCTTATCCCGGCTCGAAAGAGGCTTTGCAGGATGAAGCACTCGGCGCTTTCGGTGTCGATTTTGATAAAGTCAGGCCGGATCTGCAGCGCGCGCAGGCATGGCCCGATGTCCAGGCAGCCTACCTCGTATTTTACGTCAGAGTGCAGGTGATGCTTGAAAAACGAGTGCGCCCCGCTGTTTGCCGGGCATTCGTGGAGGTTGGCGATTGAGGTTGAATCCCACGCTGCCTTATTGATGGCTATGGCTTTCTTTTCTTTTAATCTTTCATTCAGCCATTTGAAATTCACCGGGTGCGGCTCAAAGGCGATCACGAACGCGCCCTTGTTGCAGGCCCACTCGCTGAAATGCCCGGCGTGCGCACCCAGGTCAACGACCAGACACCCTGGAACGATTTTGAAGTGCCGCTCGTATTCGCCGGATTCGGAGTCGGTCTTGGCGTGTGGGTTGATTTCCTCGACTTCCATGCTCATATTCCCTTGGCAATCCCCGCGTCGGGCAGGATTTCTTCGGTGCTCAAGTTGAACTGAACCAGCTTATTCTCGTAGAGCCTAATTCGCTTGCACAGGACCGCGAGATCGTCCGCCTGTTGACGGCCATGATCGGTGCCGCAGGTGCGCAAAAACCGCATTGCCTTTTCCGCCCGTTCGATTAGTTCAGTGTTTGTCATATTCTTCGGCGCACCATTGTTTGAGGGGGATGGCGGTCATTTCGCGTCAACTGCTCGCGTCTGGGTTGGCTATCCGCTTGCCGCATTCAGCGCATTTCATTGTTTTTGGTTCCCGGCCTTGCCGGATGTTGTCCGTAAATGAATCGGTCACAGTAACCCCGCCTTCGCGGTTTGCTTCGACCAGTTGTTCCCACCAGCCTCCGGCTCGATAGTTGCGACGAAAGAGTGTTGACCCACAGACACACCTAATCACGCACTGTTCTTCCTCCCGTTGGGTTGGCTGGGCGGTCATTTGAACACTCCCACAAATCGTCCGTGACATAGATAGCCACAGAAGGCGTAATTGCCTTCTATGTCAGCGTCTTTCTCGTTCATTTCCTTGCCACACTCGGCACACGTTACCATCCCATTAAACGGCGTGTAGATGCCCATGCCACGTGAAGGAAACTGTTCGAGCGATGGATCGTTGATTGTTCCATCCGAGCGAACCGTCCACCAATGCGCTTCTTCGGTGTTCCATATCGGACAGAAGTAATGCCCACGCACAAGCACCAGCGTCGGATCGGCTGCACATGCTGCATCACAGAGTTCTTTGCAGCGACCACGGAACAGGCGATAACCTTCGTCGGCAGTTAGTGAGGTTGGCTGGGCGTTGGTCATGGTTATCGGAAGCTCTCCCAATCGCACTCGATTATGCCACCCGCCTCGGTCATCCGGCTTGAAATTGACGCGCCAATCGTCTTGCCGAATTCAGCAGCAGACAGATTTGCGATCAAAAGCGTGTCGGTCTGGTCCGCATATCGCTTGTTCAGCAACTCGAAGAGCATTGTGTTTTCCCAATCGCTGTCACTGCGCTTCCCAAGCTCATCGATCACCAGAAATGATGGCTGGCGATATTTTTTTACAATTTCTTCCTCGGTGTGCTCGGTGTCGCGCTTGAAACAGGCCCGAATTTCCATGAAAAACCCGGCAGCAGTCGTGTACCTTGCAGTTTTCCCAGAGCGCAGGCAGAATTTCATCAACCAAACGCCCATCTGCGTTTTTCCGTTGCCGCGCGCGCCGATTAACCCAAGCGTGAAGCCCGTTCCCATCATGCCGTCGATCAACTGCAAGCGTGCCGCCCAATCTCCAATGAATTCGGGGGTGCAACTGACGTGCCGCAGTGGTGCGCCAAGCTTCAGCAGGCGCTCTTTCAGCAATAATTCCTCACCGGCCTCGTCGCGCTCAGGTACGTCCGGCGCGTCCGGTAGTTCCACCGGCACCCAGCGAAAACCACCCTCCAATTTCTCAAATCTATGTCCCCTCATAGCTTTGGAATCTCGAGTTCTTCGTGAATTTCCCTGCTTTCGGGCAGTTTTTTGCCATCATTTCGCGCCCAAGTAGCTGGATCGTCGTTAAAGCGATGCCCGCCGTACCAAGTCGCCGGATGGGGGCAATATTGGAGATCGGTAGCACCGAGCCACGCCTGAGCGTAGGTTTTGGTCGCTTCCAGCACCTTTTCCAGCCCAAATTCGTGAATAGCCGCCGCGATTTTGGCGATTGCCGCCTTTTTTGCCACTTTTCGCGGGTAATTCTCATACACTTCCTCCGCATCGGCCAAAAGCTCCCTCTTCCCCCCATTGTTCCCCGTGGAAACTCCGTAGTTTTTCCGCTGCCGATGGAGCGCCACCCTCTTCCTCGTGTCCTCTCGCTGCAAAAGTCGCTTATACATCTTCCGATGTTCCTCCGCGTTGAGTATCAGAAACCCTCCAGGCACCCTTTCCACCCGCCGACCTTCATTTGCCGGGTTACTCGAGTTCGGGTCTGGAGCCAGAAAACATTCCACCGCCGCCTTCGCCTCTTCGACCGTCACCCGCGCCCTCCCAGCAAGGTTTTCTATCGCCGAAAAGTGCGCATATCCGTCCTCATCCATCGCCGCCAACAACGTGATCCAGCATATCCTGGTTGATGTCGGCTCCAACCATATCGACGAGTCTAATATCTTACCGAATAGCTTGTTGTACATTTTTAATAAATGCTTTCCATCCCCGTTGCCTCCGTTGTTCAGCATTTGTTCAAGGTGTTACGGTAACAATTTCGACGAATGTAACGATGGAGTCAATATATTTCTCAATCTTTCTTCCCTTCTCCAGTTCCCCCTCACACTCCCCCTCTACTACAGAGATCACCTTAAAAGAAATAGTACACTCATGCGGTAACAGATCGGTAACATAGGGTTTGTTACTTTTGTGTTACATGGTCACGCTCTGTCACAAAGTCGTTGTGACTAACTCGTGACATTGCCCCAGGACGCATTTTGACCACCTTCAAGGTGAAATGGTAGGTCAAGTCGATCAAAGTCCCGCAAATCGTAACCCCTGACTCAAATTCGGCCATTTGGCTAGATTATCTCAAAGGGGAGGTATGACTCAAAGAGAGGGGGGCCAAAAGGGGATCGGCCGCCGGCTCGCGTCGTGGCCTGGCCAAAAAAGGAATCTCTTAAGTTCTCGCAAAATGCACGCAACTGAAGAGTTTGTATGTTGTGCGAAAACTTTAGAGAGCCAAACACCAATGAAACCGACTATTTGACTGAATCGGTCGGCGGAGTGTCCACATTTGGCACAGTTTCAACCTCCAAAACTTCGTTGCGGTCCTCAAGCTGACGCTGGGCCGGCAGCTCGGACTGCACCTGGAGCGTGACGGTGGAATGATTGCCGTTGTCCATGCCCAATGTCCTCCGTGCTGTTCGGTCAGTGGCATCAAGCACTCTGACGAGCTTTTCCAGCACGTCGATGTCCAACTTTTGTCCTCGTTGTCCACTCGTGTCCTCGATAACGGACAAATGCCGGTCGAGGACATTTTCGATGCGTTGCGTCCAATTTTCGGCTTTTTCGTTCAGCCTGGTAGTGGAGCGGGCGAGTGAACGTTGCTTTGGCAGTTCATCGCGTGACGGTGAGGGAACTGGCGGGTGTGGGAGGACAAGCTGTGACCATTTACCGCGTTGCGCGCGCTTGACAACGGTTTGGTAAGGAATGCCGGTTCTCGCGGCAACACCCTTGAGTGAGACACCCTCCTGGAATAGAGATTGAGCCAGTGGCCAATCGACGTTCAGAGCCATGTCGGATGATAGCATGACGGTCAAATAATCCGATCAATCCCGATATACTCTTACGGATATAACGGAGCGTAGGCCGATGAACATTGACTAAAATAAATTCAAATCATGGTTGACATTTAATAAGAAAGGAGAGTAAAGTGACAGCAGAGTAAGGCAACAAACAAAATTCAACGCGAACTAAAACCATTATGACTATCGATGAAATAATGAAGGGGCTAACGAGGATTCAAAATCAATCCAACTCGAAGTTGGTTCTTGAGAAAGCGGACAAAGCGGTAAGCAATTTGAAACGCGCGCGAACGCTGGCAGAGCAAGCGGAGGCGACGCTAAAGTGGGCAGAGCAATACAAAGGAAAAACGCTAGTCGAGATATTCGCAGATGAAGCCGGCAATCACGTTTACGAGGCGGCAGAATTGCCGGTAAAAGAGTAGGATGGGTGCAGAGTAAGAGTTAATTCAACAACAACAAATCACTCACATGAAAACACAATTCGAGATGCAGCTACTCAATCAAATCCGTAAATACATTCGCACTCTGAAGTCTGATGGGACGGTGAGCATGAGTGCAGACAACTTGCTTCAATGCGTTAGGCCGCCAAGCTCAAGCATTCCAGGCGCGCCCAATGGGACAAACGCTCAATACTTCTATCGGGAAATGTTTCGTCGGCTGTGCGGTGAGATCAAGACGTTCAATATCACGTTCTGAAGAGTAAGAGTTAAACCAAGTTCACCAAAAGAACGAACAGAGTAAAAACAACAAACCAAGTAAAAAAATGACAACAGGACTAGCATCAGACGGGCAGACGCGGACGATAACTGAAACCGAAGAGGCGCGACGGGGTGAGCTTCTGGCATGGGCGTTGAACTGCAAGCGTGATCGGGAACACCCTGATCGCTGGCAAACCAAATGGGGAACAAAGACCAATCTTGGCTTGTTCCGTATCTGCGAACGAATCATCAAGGATGGAGAATAACTTATGGCAACCGATTATTTCCACGGGTGTTTCTCAGAGCAGGAAATCAAACTGCGATACCGGGAATTATGCAAGCAACATCACCCCGACTTGGGCGGATCAACGGAAGCCATGCAGGCGGTCAATGCGGCTTATGAGGAAAGATTGCGGGGTGAGTTCCGCAAGGAATACGACAATGACACCGCTGAGAGCTTCGTTGATCTTGAGCGCGAAGTTGCGGCGAAAGTGGCAGAGATTATCGGCTTGCAAGGCATCATCGTTGAACTTGTAGGCCGCTGGGTTTGGGTGACAGGCAAGACTTACGAAGTGAAGACCGCGCTTAAGGCCGCTGGTTTCTTTTGGGCTTCCAAAAAGTATGCTTGGTATTGGCACAAGCCCGAAGACAGTTGCACAAGCCGCGGTAAAAAGTCGCTTGAAGAGATAAGAGGCAAATACGGATCACAAGTTTTGCGCGGCGGGCCATCACGATTGACAGCTTAACCCAAACTAACCCTATGCCAATCGAAAAGGAAGCCTCTTCGGAGGCGGAATACAAGCGACTGTTAAAGCAGATCACGTCCATTGATCTGGATGTTGAGCGCCAAAATGAGCAGTGGCAGAATCAGGTTGCCCAGGATTTGATGACGATTCTATCGCGGGCTGTTTACCATCTTGAGCACAACGGCGACGAATGCGATGTATTCGCCGCTAAGGCAGCACTTCGCATCGCCAAGCGGGTGGAAGAGTTCGAGGGCATCAGGCGTTCAGTCAAAGCGCCACTAACGCCGGAGAATTGCCCGGTATGCATCAGGAGGGCAAAATGAGCCGACGAACCTACTACATGATAGTGCGGATTCACCGATGCACCGATCGCCCCGGATCGGCTGACGGCGAAGTGGTGGCAACATCAATCCGGCGCTCACGTCTTGGGATTTTCCAAGTCAATGAATGGCGGAAGATCGCAGCCAAGGTAGTGGCTGAACTGGGCTACGAAATGGGCAGTCTGTTCGGTAGGCATTCTATGACAGAATGGAAATACATCGCGTTCATCTACGGCTCGTTTAGCCCAGAAGGAAAAGGCCGCTGCGGAACGGCGCTCTGGCGGATGCCAACACGCAAAAACGAGGTATGACCTGCACCGAATGCGGCAATCAGATCGTGCATGGCTGCGGCCCTGTCTGCCTTGTGTGCCAGCACACGGGCAGGGGAAATATCGTTCTTGAGCCAAAGCCTGCTCAGCAGCCAGAGGAGGTGCAAATGCGCGGCCTTGCGGCTGCCCTGGACGCGACCTACGCGGCCCTCAGGCGAACAGCACTAATCGATGAGCCGGCGTTGACTGTGTTGGAGGCCCAGGAATCGCTTGCCGTTCGCATACGTAATCCTGGGCACAACCGGAAGAAACCGAACTGGGACGAAATCGACGCGGAGCAAGACGCGGAAGACAATGACCTAACACCAGTCTGCCAGTCATGCCGAGGTACGGGCCGCTGGCTCACTTTCCCCTGTCCCGATTGCTCGGAGGATGGCGATAGAGAACGGGATTAATTTCGCCGCACCTATTCGGCGACCCACGCCCGGTTAACTCTGCCGGGAATCCACAACATACCGCGCTGGCTATCTAAAATGGAAAACAACTCGGTCAGCGCGGTTTCTTTTACGGAAATTATTGACAATTATTTCAGTTCGGTGTAATCAATTTACAGAATGAAACGAAACTATGGTCCAGGGAGGCCGACCGAGGATAGCGAGAAAGCCGGGTTACGATTTGCTATTTGTATGACACCAGCCCGGAAACAAGCATACCAGAGGGCGGCTGGAGAAGTGCCGGTTTACCTTTGGGCACGAAGGCTCTTGGATCGCGCGGCAAAATATCAACCACAACCACAATGAAACTAACCTGGACGGAGAGAGGGTATCTGGCGCTTTGGTATCTCACCCTGGCGGGACTTATCTGGGTTCTGGCAAAGGACTTTCATTTGATTGCAAGCCATCTGAAATGAACAAATCCTACAAGGCGTGCCACTGCGGAGATGATTGCTTTGCACTGCCCACCGAGGCTCTAAATGAGCCATGTTGGGGGCAGGTCGAGGCCGTTGACGAAGTGCAGGCTGGCGACGACTGGGTGTGGATTCACGCATGTCAAGGCCACAGCGATTGCTACGAAGGCGGCAAATACAAACCGGAACCAATACAAACCAAATGAGCGATAAACTTGAAGTGGTAAAAGCGGAGGTTGGCATAGGCCCGGCGGATATGTTGCAGGCCGTTATCCAAAAAGGCATCACGGCGGAAAACGTCGAGGTATTCAAGCAGATTTGGGCGATGAACGCCGAGCGGGAATTCGCGGCTGCGTTTGTCAAGTTGCAGTCGGAGCTTCCAACGATTACCGCGTCAACGGTGATTCCCAATCGCGGCAAATACGAAAAGTTTGAAGACCTGTGGAAGAAAATTGGCCCGGTTCTCTCACGCAACGGATTCAGCGTGTCATTTAACCAGGAGAATAAGGACAACCGAATCTCCGAGACTTGCCATTTGACGCACGCTGGAGGCTGGACGCGCAGTAATAATTTTGCGGTGAGAACGGGGCGCAAGGCGGACAGCGAAGCCCAGGCCGATTGCATGGCATCGACAACGGCCAAGCGAAACGCGCTCTGCAATGCCTTGAATATCGTCATCCAGCAGGACTGCTTGGATTCAGACCATGACGCGACGATTGAGGGCGGCAAAATCTCCGAACAACAGGCCGAATCACTTCGGCAGCGAGTCATGGCGACTGGCAGCGATGAAGCAGCATTCCTGAAATTAGCTGGCGCAAAAGAATACAAGGACATTCGCGTGGCCTTCTATCAAATGCTCGACTTGTGCCTCAAACGAAGGGAGAAAGTGTCATGATAGACATCGCTTCAAAACGCTTTGGGCGACTCACTGCCATCAAGACGGCAGGCACGATAGGACGCGCACTAACACAACCCACCCGATGAAAATACATCCAGCACCTCAGAATTCTCAGGAATGGTTAGAAGCGAGAGCCGGGTTACCCACAGCCTCAGAATTTCACATGCTCCTAACACCTCGGTTTGAAGTCCGTACTGGTGAAATGCCGAAAAGTTACGTTGCTCAGAAGCTCGCCGAAAAGTGGTTTGGAGGACCACTGATGTCGGGCAGCGGCTCAACCTTTGCAATGGATCAGGGCAGCATCCTGGAGCAAACTGCTATTCCGTGGTACGAGTTCGAATTCTCCACGAAGATAACGCGCGTCGGCCTGTGCATCCGTGATGATTTGAAAGCTGGTTGTTCGCCGGATGGATTGATCGGGGAATTGTCGGGCATCGAAATCAAATGCCCGGAACCGACGAACCACACGAAGTATCTGCTTAACGGCACCGTCCCACCCGATTATCTGTGTCAGGTGCACGGATCGATGTACGTCACCGGGCGAAAGCAGTGGGTCTTTATGAGCTTCCGCAAAATGTTCCCGACATTAATTGTGCCCGTTGAATGGGACGAGGAAATTGACAAGAAAATCTCGGAGGCATTGGATTCTTTTCACGAACGCTTCGAGGCCGGATGGCAAAAGCTTCTGGAACTGAACGGAGGTCCGCCTCCTAAGCGCGAACCGATGACCTTCGCGCACGAGTTCCGGAGTGAGATGCCGACATGAAAGAACCAAAATCCGAAGCGGCAAATCCAGACGGCTCCCCCGCGTTGGCTTCAGCGCATGGTTCGGCGGCAAACGATATGGCGACCAGAAAAGAAACGGTAAGAATCTGTGACGTGTGCAAGAAGCGAGTGAGCGATGAAGGCGAAACGCATTACGGCGGCCATCCCCATAACGGCTGGTTCGCGCTGCACCAGACAGGTGGAAGCACAGACCTCGACTCTCTCAAGAAAGTCCGGGACTGGGATGTCTGCGGGGTCAAGTGCCTGCGAAAGCTCTCTGCGACTATTGCCGCCTAACGCTTGAGGTGAGCCATGAGCGCGAAAACAAATAAATGTCCCGCGTGTGGGTGGGGTTGGGGAATACAAAACCCTGTGTCCGAACTGCGGGGACATTCGCTCATTGAAAACGCCGCACCAACCTAAAGTCAGCGCGGCGTGCACAGGATTAAGTTTCGTTCAGGGAATCGGTTCGTCTGTTCCCTCGACAAGCGTTAGAGCAGTGGCGTCTGGATTAGCCACCGTCCATTCGATGTCAATAGCCACCGGCACGTCACCATCGCCGATGTGCCCATCAACCGTAATGCGCCCAGCCTTATCGCCGATCGCGCCGTCACCGTACGCCCAGACCTTGATCGATTTCTCGGTGGATTCGGGGTTGTAAACGAGTTGGGAATCGCCAGTGGTAACTTCCACCAAGGCGAAGGTTCCATCTGCGCGTTGATCGACAGCTTCATCCGGCGTAAGCGTGAGGGGCCGTCTGAACCCTGGCTTAATTGGTTTCGATAGTTTCACTATGTTTCCTTTCGGTATCGATTCGTCCTGGCCCTCTAAAAGAGTCCAAATTCGAACCTTTTGTTTTTCGCATTTGAGCAGTCCGCAGAGCAAATTCCGTAGGTTGCTCCCGCGATACTGTACGCTGATAAATTCGTCGTTCACCACCGGATGAAGGCTCGCCCATCCAAGCCCAAAAGGATATTGACGAGGACAACCACCGTGAGCAGCACGAGGACCACCGTGCCGATCTTCATAAATGGCTCGGGCGGGGCAATCTTTCCTAAGCCCCACCAGCACAGCCAGAGGATGAGTCCCCATATCACAATGGCGATAAGGGCGTGAATAATTGTGTCACCGCTGATTACTGCGAGCATGGTTGTCATAAGACTTCTTCCTCTTCCTTTCCGTTCATCATTCGCCTGATTGCCCTTATGTCGGTTGTATTCTGTCTGTGTTCTCGGTGCGAGAACCAACGACTGACAAAGATTGCGAGCACGTTGCACAGGCCAGCAATCAATGCCACCTGCGCGGCATCACTCATGGTTTATCTCCGGTGTTTGGTTGATACGATGAGGCCAGCTTGCCCTCTGCCTTG